AGCTCAGGCGGTTCGCCTCTAATCGCATTGACCGAATCAGTTAGTATGACGGCCTGCATTTCAATAGTTGCAGCAGATATCTCGGCCTCTTCTCGAAGCTCTGCTATCTCGGCGTCTTTGTCTGCTAGAGCACGCTGAGCCTCAAGAATTTTCTCCGCCGCAACCTCTACCGAAACTGACAGGCTGTTTTTCCCAAGTCTTTCCAGCAGAATCCTTGCTAATCTCATATCTGGAAAAAGTTGTGTTTCGTCATATTCATTCACTATAGTAAGCCTCCTGCTCTTCAAATTTTATCAGGCAATCCTCTGCAAGTTTTTCAAGATCCGATTCTTCAAGGATCGACTTAATATCTACGCGCTTATAGAAAACATTGTTGATTATCATTGAACAAATACAACCAGGGTAAAATGGCGTCATTTCTTCTTTAGGCTGGTAGTCGAAAGTTACATCGACTTCGTGATCGTACATAAACAATTTCATAATATTATACTCCTACAGTATAAAAAAATTATGGTCTATTTCCGCCACCTGCGACCAACCAGGCAAGGAACGCCAGCAAAGGCGCGGCGGTGCGAATTATCCGTGGGCAACAACCCTAAGCAACCCATCATCTAACTTATTAAATCTTTTCTTTGCAGGGTTAAAATAAGGCTTGTACTCATTCCCTCCAACCGAGGCAACCCGAACAAAAGGAATGCCAGGTATCTTGACCATGCTTTTGATTCCAGTCAATGGATTTTCTCGCTCGAACGCGCTGGGGTTACGCCCAACATACTGGCGGTCACTCATATTAATAAGATCCGGCTGCGAATTCATTGTTATTTGAATTTGTCCCATGTTCTAGCCCTCCCAGATTGCATCGGCGTAGAATTCTGCGTCTTTGTCCGTAGCTAAGCAATTCAAAAGCTCTTGCGATGCCAATCCCCATTGCTGCACAGAAACCAAAGACCAAAACCTATCCATATCAAAGTCCATTCCTGACCAACTAAAAGCAATCAATGCCCGCTCCCGCTTATCACTAAGACCCATTACCCTAATCTGATCTTCTGTCAATTTAAAATCCTCCTACAAGATTAAATAATAAGTCGCTGCTAACCGGCTGAATCCCGCTAATTGTTACTTGGTCGGGTCGTACTGTGCCAGCAGCGATAACCCACAAGGTATTACATAAACAAAACCCGGTCAACGCTTTTTAAATTTGAACGAGCATTCATTTAAATAGTGCTTTTTTAATAAGTAAATTGTGATAAGCTAAAGGGTTTTAAAATATATGACTCTCTTATAAGAGATATTAATTAGAATCTCTTTATAGGGAGCCTTCCAGCAGACAAACGAATACCGCGTGAAAATGCGTTTTTTCGTAAAATAAAATTGAGGGTCTAACGAATCCTAATACACATCCTAATACACATCCCAATACACGCGTGTGTATTTTGAAACGCCCGCAGGACTAAGCCGGTACACAAATACACAAAATACACATAACCCACCGATAACAAATTACAAAAAGACAGAGGCTTGGTTGCGTGTATTTTGTGTATTTGTGTATTAGGCAGTGGTGGCGTGGCCTCCAGAATACACAGACGTGTATTTTGCTGTGTATTAGGATTGGTTTTTGTGTTTGAAAAGCACATAACAGAAAGCCTAACACCACCCGCTGGATGGTGCAAATAATTACCAAATAATACGTGAAAGATCCTGGCTGGCGCGGTCCAAATAGTCGCAACCAACCCCTTTATAATACTGCTTCTGATTTGGTCTAAACGCTCGCACTGGGTTATCGACACGAGGACGGCCCATCTTACCGCTGAACGTGATTCCATGCTTTCGGGATAGTGTCGCAACGGTTCCGGCGGGAATCTCTACCAGCGCCGCTGTGGCGCTCCTGGTATGCCCAAGATCCGCCAGCGCTGCTATTAACTGTATTTGTTCAGGGGTGTATTTGCTCATACCCACAACAATACGCCTGTCTAGGCACAATGCAAACATTTTAATGTTATTAAATACAATCAGGCACAAAAAAGCGGCCGGAGCCGCTTGGCCGCAAAGGATTATGCCAGATAATATTTAATTGATTTCTTTCCATTCTTTGCTTTTTCTTCCACTGGCTTTATCAGTCTTTCCTCTATCATCACGGAAACCATCTTTTCAATGGCTTTGCGCTTAAACTTCCTGATCCTATTATCAAGCGTTGACAGCGTTTCGCCGTGATCTATCCCTATGCGCTCAATAATGCTGGCCTTTAGCACGCTGGCAGGGTCGTTTTTCTCTTCATCATTGACGTTTACGGTGTTCATTTTCTCTGAAAGGTCTTTTTTAATCAGTGCGAATGCCCACCGAACGTGCTCGGCTGTTCGTATCCCAGATGGAGCCGCAAGTATTAAAGACACTTTTGCCATCATTTCATAGCCACGCCTGACAATAGCCTCCAACCCGGTGGTTTCCTTTTGAAGCTCGGCATAGCTCCATATCCAGTCAGACACCTTTTCTAGCATTGCCCTTGCTTCTTTGTCGGTGCTTACTTTTATGCGCTCGCTGTAGTATTCAACCCTTGTTTGGTTCGCGTCAAAATTACCGCCACCATATAGGCCAGCGATTGTTTGTTGCATGCCAAAGCTCATTGGCGGTTTTTTAAATTTCTTTTTGATTTTAGGATTAGTATCTAGCTGGTTAATAAACAAAGACCGGCCGATAAATCCATTGGTAGCCTGTTCTCTGGTAATTAAACCATTAAAGGTTTCGGGCGTAGTGAGCCCCATCAAAGAGATAAACGGCTTTTCTAGCCCATTATCGATATGCCCAAGCGCTCGCTCAAGGTTTGGTATCCTAGCCGCAAGCTGGCCACTTGGATCGTCGTTTTCTCCGACCGCCTTTTGGCATTGCTTAAGCTCCATAGAAAGCGCCTTGCGAACGTCGTCCTTAGTGTCACCCGTTAGCAACATATAGCCGTTCGCTTTTGAGTAAGCCGACATAAGAGCCGCGATAACGCCGTCCAAATAAGAAGCGCCGCCGTGCTTTCTTGCGTTGTTTATGCGCTGGAGAAAATAACCAAACTCGTCTACGTCGTGAAAAGCTGCCTGATTCTTGATTAGGTTTCTAATGATTTCCTGCTCTGACTTTATTGGTCCATGACTTGCGCGGTGAATACCTGCGGCCCGGTGAACCTCGGCAACCGATTGGCTGATTGCTTCTTTACCCGTGCCGGATCCAGCAACACAAAAAACAAAAAGATTTGCTGTCACGTCGTCAATGTCGTCGGTATATCTTAATCCGCAAACATTGCCCATGGAAAATAGGCCGCCAGCAACCGCCAAGTCTTCGCGCGGGTATCTGCACTGGGAATTAATCCATGCAACAACATCCCCAACAAACCCTGGTGGGCGCAACAAATCAACGCCATCGATTGAAAAGGGTAAGCCGGTTTCATCCTGTGGTGCGTCCTCTGGCACATCCCATTCAATGCCGGAAACAAATTCCACTTCCTCTGTCCAGCCGCCAGCTTCGGCATGATGAACCAATGTTCCAAGCGTAACCGGATTGGCAGACTTGCCGAAACTCTGCCATTTCATATCCATGATACGCTTGTTATATTTAGATGAATCGCTGGCCCATGTATCCCAAAGGTAGAATCCGCTTCCACTGGTAGCGCTATGAACAGCCATCCCAATCCTGATAAATATCTCATAGTCAAGATCATCATTGATGATGTGCTTTAGCATATCGGCAATATCGGCGTCTGAAATATCAACCTGTTCGCCATTGTATTCAGCTCTGTGTATTTCTGGCTTTTCTAAAAGGTCTAGCAATTCCTGTGGCGCTTCGCTTATTTCATCCGGGCCACCCAAAACGCACTCATACTTATTACCGCTGACGTGCATCGAGCCTGGGCCTACAACATAACCCGAGGACTTAAAATCAATTCCTTTATAATCCTCGTGGGTTTGCCTAAGCGCCATCGTCGGCGCTTTAAAATAAAGGTGTTTAGAGCCCTTGCCTGATCCTGTATTAACTATCATGCCCGCGCCCGCAAGCGCCGGTATTTTTTCTAGCAATTTTTCATAAGATGGTACGCCGCCGTTTTTTGAATCAACATCGACAACAAGCAGCCCCTGAACCAATACGCCATAGCCGGTAGTAAGCTGACCTGTTAGTTCCATGACCTCTAGCTGATCTTCTGACCAGTTCGGCGTATGCTGCCAGTTTGCTGCAACCGGGTGCTTGAACAATGCCGCGCAATCCTCCCAGCCGCAATTGCAGCCTTTCTTTGTTGCGCCATAAAGCCCAAATATTTTATATCCTGATTCTAAAAAATCCCTGTACAACATTATTGCTATCCTTTTCTAAAAAATTCCGAAAGCGCTTTCATTACGTTGAGCGTTGGATTTGCGTTTGGATCGTCTCGTATTTTCCGCAGAGTGTTGTAGTGTAATCCGGTTTTAGCCGCAAGCGTTTTCAACTTTGCGTCTGTGAGCTTCTCGCTTAATTGTGTTAAAGACATCGGTCTAATTTCTGGCATTGTTAAGTCCTTGTTTTTGGTTAGTAACATTAAAGTGTTGACAATAGTACCTGCCCTCAGTATCGTTGGCAACAGTTACAACAAATCAATCACAAATAAGGAGTGATAAATCATGGCATTAGAAGGCGTATCAAAACCAGCAAACCGTTCGCTAGTAGGTACAGTGTGCGGCGACTCGGGAATGGGGAAAACTGTTCTTGCTTGTAGTTTCCCAAGTCCTATTGTAATAAGAGCCGAGGACGGTTTACAGTCTATCCCCGAAGCAACCAGGCCGGACGCGTTCCCTTTGTTGTCCGGTGCTGACGCTGTCGAGGATCTAAAGGGTCAATTAATGCAATTGATTCGAGAAGACCACGACTATAAAACTCTTATTATCGATTCAGTAACAGCGCTCGATAGAATGTTTGTCGAGCATATTGTGGCAAACGACCCCAAGAAACCAAAGTCAATCAACCAAGCGCTGGGCGGTTATGGCGCTGGCCTAAGCGCTGTCGCTGCGCTGCACAGCTCTGTAAGAAAGGCGTGTGGCGTCCTTAACACAAAGAAAGGTATGCACATTATATTTATAGCTCACGCGGACACGGAGACGATGGAGCTTCCTGACGCGGAACCCTATACCCGCTATAGCTTGCGCTTAAATAAAAAGAGCGTCCCGTACTATGTCGATGATGTTGACCTTGTTGGATTCTTAAAGCTGGAAACGCACGTCATAGGCAACGAAGGCGAGCGCAAAAAGGCAATAAGCGACGGTACGCGGGTGCTGGTTTCTTATAGCACGGCCGCCAACGTATCTAAAAACCGATACGGAATAACGGAAGACCTTGAAGTTGAGGAAGGTGTTAATCCTCTTATCGATATTGTACCATCACTGACCCCTAAACA